GCTCAGCAAGCATTGCATCTGCTACTTCATATGCACGAGCAGCTAGAGCTTCTTCATTTGCCCAAGAGAAATCTTCACCTTGAGCCGCCAACTCACCTTGCATAGCTGCGATTGCAAATTGATCGCGTAAAGTTAGTATTTCCATCACTTCACCCCCTCAACCTGAACGCGGACATAAAGGTTTTCTTTTGCTTTGAGTTCGTTGACGTGTTGCTCGTCAGCACAGCCACGTAAGAAGCTAAATACAATGAAGGTGATAACCCAGAAAGCTAGGAATGCTTTTGAGCCATCCTTAAAGGCTTGGCTTAGCTTGTACTTTTCAATTCTTTGTTCCATAATCTTCTCACTCATTGAGTAAAAGTCCCTCTCCGTCGAAAGCTAGGGGCTTTTTTGTTTTGGTATGATTTATAGTTTACTTAAGGAAACTTTATTGTCAACAGAAAAGTTTATTTTGGGAAACTTATTTTTATTCTTTGGAAACTAATGTTTCTTATAGGCAATAAAAAACCCGCCTAAGCGGGTATTGAAATATTTGATTTATTATCCAGCTCGCCATACTTGGCGACCCATAACTTTAAAGTTAATTCCATTTTGTTCAGTCACCTTTCGATCACGATATTTATCATTAAGGCTATGGAGTATTAAAGATCCGCCTTCTTCTTTGAAGATCTTTTTAATCATTCCTTCGCCTTCAAAGTAAACAGCATAAATCTCGCCATCAATGATTTCAGTTTGAGATATATCAATCCCAACCAAATCATCATGAAAAATATACTCTTCCATACTATCGCCCTTAGCCTTAATGAGTTTCAAGCATTGCGGATCAACAGCTTTTCGTTGAAAGAATGAGGGAGGGAAAGGGTATTTCCCATTAATTACATCAAAATGGAACTCAATAGATTCCCCAGTACCACATGAAAAACTAGCTTCCACGACATCTATCCATACATAACCGTTAGACATTTCATAATCAACAACATCCACATCCATGATGTTGTCAGTATCAAATGATGAATTTTCTTTCTTAGTAAGCCCATGTTTATCCATGAACTCTTGAACATTTAAATTATTAAATCTGCTTGGTTCCTTACCTGTTAACAACCAACTTTCAGTTGTCTTAAGCACCTGAGCGAGAGCTGGCATGTATTCAACACTAGGCGTGTTAATACCAGATATCCATTTGGAAACAGTACCTTTCTTAGCGCCTGTAGCTTCAATCAAGTCTACCTGTCTCAATTTGAGCTCTCGCATTCTTTCAATTATGCGGTCGTTGATCTCGCTCATATAAAAAATCCTATTCAGATGTTTCCAATAGTAAACAAATGTATTGCTATCAAGAGAAACTTATGGTTTACTTAGGGAAACTAAAAGTTTATCGAGGTAAACATGACAGTAGATGATTTAGTAACTCACTTTAAGGTTGCTAAAGACATTGAATTAACTGCAAAGCTGAATGTTACCCGTGGAACTGTGAGCAAGTGGCGCTCTAAAGGTATTCCACGAGATACACAAGCCCGAATTCAAATCTTAACTAAAGGCAAGCTTAAAGCTGACTTAGAAGCATTAACCGCTTAGGAACTAAACCATGAGCAAAGTATCAAATGAATTGCCTGCAAGCGCTAGCAATAACGAATCGCTCATATTGCAAGCACTAAATGCAAGCAACCAAAGACACGTGGCAGAAATGATAAATGTGGATGCTAGCATCCTTTCACGGATGAAAACTGAAAAGAAATCAAATGGATGGACTGAGATTGAGTTTATTAGCTTTTTGTTGACAGCTGTTGGTTTGAAGGTTGTTCCAGAAAGTGATGTGTATTGCTCACCTCAAATTGCTGAAGCAACACGTGTGATGTTGGCACAAGCGTTTACTTCACCAGAGTACATGCTAATTTTATTCAAATAAAAAAGCCTGATTTCGTGGATCAGGCTTAGTTATTCATCAATTTAGGAACCAATGAATGAAAACAAATTTAGCACATAAGCATGAGCCACCTCAAGCAGAGGTGCTCAAGTTTCCTAAAAAAGAGCGACCAGCCATGTCTGATAAATTCGACAAAGGCTACGTTATGTCTAGTCGGCTTTATCGAAATGAAGTTAAGCCATTTCTTGGTGATGCTGCTCGTAACGTTTATGCCGAGCTAGAGGAATACATTAGCGGGTTTAACAAGGAATCTGATTTTGTTAGCTACTCACAGCTGCAAGGTAGAAAAATTGAAGGCCTTGAGGAGCATGTTCGTAAATTAAGTACAGCTACTGTACGTGCTGGATTAAAACAACTGATTGAGTATGGTGTTATCTCAATTATCGCTACCAATCCAAAGCTTGGAAACAAGTACAAATTAAATGAGATTTCACTTGTTGAGCACTTTAGTAATAAAAGCACTTTAGAAACTAAAGCACTTCAGAAACTAAATAGCACCACTTTAGAAACTAAAGCGCAAGGTACTTTAGAAACTAAAGACACAATAGATATTATTTATAGATATTTAATTATAGATAATTTATTTAACTCGCTTCGCTCAAACAAACCACTTGAAGCTAGTTTTTATGTTTATCAAGAAACTCAAAAACAGATCATTCTTGAACAACAAAAATTAGAAGCTGAACAAAAGGCGAAAGCTGAAAAAGAGCGTAAAGATAAAGTACGCAAACTTAGTTTTGATGAAGTTATCAAGCTCACTAAAAACACTTTTGCAAATCTTTGTGATTTAGAGCTATGGGAACAATACGTAGCTAATCGCTCTCAACAAGCTAAATCTAAATTAACCAAGAACGCTCTTAACACAATCTACAAAGATTTTCTTCAGTGGGGTTATGAAGGTTCAAATCAATCTCTCAAAACTTCAATCACTGGTAACTACCAAGGCTTATTCGCGCCAAAGCAGTCAGCTAGTACATACCAATCTAAAGCAAGCCAACAAGCTCAAACCATGAAGAAACATGATGATTTCTTTGCTCAGTTTGGTATTGGAGCGAATAACGAGCTGGTTGATGTATTCCCAGACCAAACCTTGTTGGAGGTCAAGTAATGAATCAATTCACTTTGCAAGATGCAGCTCGTCTGCTCAATAAAATGAAAGCGTTCTATGGGAAAAAGTATGCAGATCAATGGGGTGAGATTGATGCTCAAGAAATCGCAGCAGCAATGGTTGAATGCTATCAAGGCTTAACCACTGAAGATTTCAAACGCGGTGTGAATCGCATGATGAAATCAACATTCTGTCCAACAGTGCCAGAGTTTCGCTAATGGTGTGAGCCTAAAGCATCAGATTGGTTAGATGCTCATGAAGCTTGGGCAATTGCTAAGAACTCAATTGAGTACGGTACAGGTCGTGAAATGACTGTGGTGTGGACTGAGCAAGCAGCTAAAGCATTCGAGAAGTGTGCTGACTTGGTTGCTACTGGTGACAAGTTCCAATTGGCAGAAGCTAAGAAGATCTTTGTGTCTATCTACGAGCGCTTAGTGACAGAGGCAAAAGATCAAGGCTTAAAACCAGTTTACAACGTGAGCTTAGGTGTAGATCCAGACCAACGCATTACAGCTATCAAACAAGCCGAAGTGGCAGGGGTCCTTTCTACTCAAGAAACACAGCTTCAACTTGAGCACAAGCAAACCAAGGAAGAGCAGCAAGCAGATAACGAGCGATACAAAACGATTGCACAGAAAGCAATTGCGGAGTTACGCGAAAAACTAAAGATCCAAGCGCCAGTCAACAAAATGGCTGAGGAAATCAAGGAAGTTCAACCTTGGGAACTCAAACCCGACACTGACTATTGGCCAGATCCTTTTGACCAGAAAGATGACTTCAAAAAAATGCTAGAAGCTGACGGCTTGAAAATGCCGATGGCGTTGAGAGGTGCGGCATGAAGCACACCTTGATCTTAGGCGATTGTCTCGAGCAGATGAAAGAAATTGAGTCAGGTACCGTGGACATGATTCTTTGTGATTTGCCATACGGTACCACTTGCTGTGCATGGGATTCAGTAATTCCTTTTGAGCCTCTTTGGGAGCAATACGAAAGAGTTATTAAAGAGAATGGCGCAATTGTTCTATTTGCAGCTCATCCATTTACAGCAGTACTTGCGACATCAAATCTAAATCTATTTCGCTACGAGTGGATTTGGGAGAAACCTGCAGCTACTGGATTCTTTAATGCACATTTCCAGCCGTTACGTGCACATGAAAACATCCTTGTGTTTTACAAAGCTAAGCCAACATTTAACCCCATCAAAACCTTTGGTCATGAGCGTAAGACAGCCAAGCGTAAAGACATTGGATCAGAACATTACGGCAAGCAAGTAAATATCAAGGCTTACGACTCAACAGAGCGGTACCCACGTTCAGTTCAGTTATTCAGTAGTGATAAGCAAAAAGCTAATTTCCATCCGACCCAGAAGCCAGTTGCTCTTTGTGAGTACTTGATTCGCACATACACAAACGAAGGTGAAACAGTACTCGACAACACAATGGGTAGCGGTACCACGGGTGTTGCATGTGTGAATACAGGTCGCAACTTCATTGGGATAGAGAAAGAGAAAAAGTATTTCGAGATTGCTCAAGAACGTATTGATCAAGCAGGTACTGAAAAGCGTATGCAGCCTGATCTATTTGGAGAAATAGCATGATGCTTTCAGAAATTAGGCAACAATTGGCTGTAGTAGCTCAGCGTAATGGCAGACCAGAGTACGAATTGTGTGTGCTCAAAGCTGTTCAGTTCGCTGTGATGAATGGAACAGATCATCCGCTTAAAGAGTATTTGAATAAACCTCAAGTAGCGCTAAAGAGTGTGTCAACTGTTAAAGGCCCTTCGGCTAAGTCTGGCCCTAAACGCGCTCAAGCAACTGCTGAAGAAATTAAAGCACTTTGTGAATGGGTTTCAGATGAAGTTGGACGTCAAGTCATGCTTGCAGAGAAGGCAGATACAGCACCATCAGTGCTTTGGAGAATCAACAGAACTGGTGCTTGCACGAAAGCTTTGTACACCCGTCTGATGAAAGCCAGAAAGGAAATAGAAAAACATCAAAAAGCTAATCCAATCTTAAAAACTCGTAATGAAGCACTAGCAAAAGGTCTATCTCATTATCAAGGCCGTATGTGTGAGAAGTGCAAAACAACAACTCGCTATGTCACTTGCAACAAGTGTGTTCACTGCATGGCAGAAGCTAATAAGCGCAAAAAGGAGTTAGCAGCATGAAGAAACAACGCAAAGCTCCTAAAGCTCAACACTTCCAATTGTCTTGGAATGTATTCAATGCAGTTGAAATCGTAGAGCAATACGAAAAGCAGTCAGGTGATACAAGTGGTCAACTGCCTTTGCCTGTGCTTATGAAGATTTATCAAGGCTCATTACTCACAGCTCTACAGTTTGGGACTATTCCAAATCATCAAACTTATGGCGTGACTTTCTTCGCAAAGATCAAGAAGGACTCAGGTGAGGAAGGAATTGTAGAGCGTGGGTTCCGTATCGATACACCTATGAAGCTATCAGAGTTCATTAACGGTTACTCAGATTGCTATGTGAACAAAGGGCAAGGACTTAAAACCAAAGGCTGGAAAGGCGCTAAGGAAGAGTGGCTGTCGATGATGGATGAAGAGTTCAAAGGCGATACATGTCTTGATGCTTGGGCAGTGGCTAATTGCCTTCATAGAGCTAATAAGAACGTGACCAAACGTGACGGGGTGAAGGGATGAAGCTAATAATTGGTAATAAATACAAGTGGTCACATGAGCCACAAGTTCTTGTTTACATAGGCACAAAGAACGGATGGCATCAATTCACCTTCAGAGATCGCATTTGGTGTGAGTGCTTAGATTCTGACTTGCCATATATGGAGGAAGTCCAATGAAAGCCACCCAATTCATCAAAGACCACGGTTTAGAGAAGGCGAGAGAGGTTGTTGGTGGTGCGCCTAGCAACGCTGAGAGCTTCCAAGACGGTTATTACTTTCGCACTAAGCCTGAGTTTCAGTTTCACAATGGTTTTCATCCAGTTTGGAATCTAACAGACAACAATGGTGAATGGTTTAAGAAGCGTGGTTTTGAACCAGTGCAAATCAATGATCTCAAAATCCTTTTAGAAAGCCTTCGCATCGTTGAGCAGTTTGGTGGAATTGAGAAAGCAAAGTTCACATCACGCACTAAAAATGGCATGGGTTATTTGAAGGAATGCATTAAAGACCACGAATCAATATACGGAGGCGGTGAATGAACACAATGGCGCAAAGCAAGCTGTTTGGTCTTGCTGAAAATAGAACGGATGTATGGTCAACGCCGCAAGATTTTTTCGAAAAATTGGATCGAGTATTTAACTTTGATTTAGACGTTTGTGCTCTGCCTGAAAATGCTAAATGTGAACGTTATTTTACACCTGAAATTGATGGTCTAAAGCAAGAGTGGACTGGGACATGCTGGATGAATCCACCTTACGGCAAAGAAATCATCGATTGGGTTGCTAAGGCAGCGGAAACAGCAAGTAAAGGGCATACGGTAGTTGCACTCGTTCCAGTAAGAACTGATGCCCGATGGTTTCAAGATTACTGCTTAGGAAGAGAAATTCATTTTATTCGTGGACGCCTAAAGTTTGGTGGTTCTTCATCTAATGCACCATTCGGTTGTTGTGTTGTCGTATTCCGTCCAAGCCTTAAAGATGTTCAGTGGGACAAAGGAGCCAGTCATGAGTGAGTTTAAAGAATGTCAAAACCATTTCTGGTCTCAAAACAATCAGGATGGCACAGGTAAATGCTGCATCCGTTGCGGCCTAGCTGAAAATGATTTGTATCCAGTTGAAGAAATAGCAGCAGGCCACCGCATTGATAAACCCTCGGATTCGAGGGAATTAGAAACCCTAGACAAACCAGAAAACCACATTTCGCCGAATTGCAAAGTGGAGGATGTGTGATGGATAAACCAATGACATTTATTGAGTGGTGCGCTAGTAAAGGAGTAATTCCATATTCACTTGGTATAGAAGCGGCATATGAAGCTGGTCAGCAGTCGCAGCAATCGAAAGTGGAGGAGCTGCAACGCAGAAATCAGATGCTTAACGACAACATAAAAGAGCAAGGTCAAAAGCTCGTTTATCAAAACGAAGTGATTGAAACACAAGCTGAAAAACTGCTTGGTTTAAGAGATTAGAAAGCAGAGCTGCAAAAGCGGGTGGATGCGGCATTAAAGGAGACTCAATATGCTTTGCAGTATGTTGAAGGGGACATGCGCGGCAATCATGAATTTCAACAAATGTCAATGATTCGAACCTTTAAAGCTTTAGAGCAAGTGCTCAATGGTGGTGAGCCTAAATGACATCAATGAGCCTTGCTGATTACCGAAAGTTATTTCCGATAAAGAAAAATAAAAAGCGGCGTTCAGCAAAGCAAGTTGCCAGACAACCAAGTGTGGGTGAAGTGGTTCTGGCAACGCATTTAAGAGCATGCAAGATTGGTTTTGAACAGGAATATAAGTTCCATCCTGATCGTAAATGGAGAGCAGATTTTTTAATAACGGGTAAAAAGATTTTGATTGAGGTAGAAGGCGGGATCTGGAGTGGAGGCCGTCATACAAGGGGCAAAGGCTATATAGGGGATATGGAGAAATACAACTCCGCAGCAATGATGGGTTTTACAGTTTTACGGTTCAGCACAGAGCAAGTTAAAGCAGGCGTTAAGGTGTTAATGTGATCTTTAGCTTGAGTAATCAGGTCAGCCAAGAAAGTAGGGTGTGCTTTTTTGTTGTCTGTGAGATAAATATCGCATTTCCGATATTATTAGTCAATAGGTAATCCGATATTTTTATAGAAAATCCGATTTTTTATGCTTTAATAGACAAAAGAAAACCCACACTGGGTGGGTTGGATGATAATAAATCGTTAAAATTTATTTATTGTTTAGTACCTTTGCCTTAGCTTCCCTTGATTCTTTACGTGCTTTAAGAGTTTTTTCCAACATTGAGATTTCTCTTAAATCACTCCAAGCCAAAAAAAAGCTAACAATTGAAGAAAGCCCGATTGATAGGATTAAAGCCAACAAATGCTTTTCAGTAAGTAAATTTATTGAATTTAGGACAAATATAC